AGAGCCACAAGGTACGGGGGATCGGTGCAGACCAGATTGACCTTTGTATCACCGAGCAGAGATTTATATGTCTCCGCCAGGGTGGAATCGCCGCAGATAACTGTGTGCCTGCCGAGGTGCCAGACATCACCGTTTTTGGAAAAGACCGGTTTCTCCAACTCCGCCGCGACATCGAAATCGTCCTCTTCGGCATCCGTGCCATCATCAAACAGCTTCGACAGTTCCTTCTCGTCAAAGCCCGTAAGGGACAGGTCAAATGCCTCTGCCTGCAGTGCTTCAATTTCCACACGCAGAAGTTCCTCGTCCCATCCGGCATCCATTGCCATGCGGTTATCGGCAATGATATAGGCTTTCTTCTGTGCCTCGGTCAGATGGTCGGCAAACACACACGGTACTTCTTTGATGTTCTCTTCCTTGGCGGCAAGTATCCTGCCGTGTCCGGCGATCACATTAAAATCCCTATCGATAATGACAGGGTTGATGAAGCCGAATTCCCGTAAAGAAGCCCGGAGTTTATTGATCTGCTCCGGGCTGTGTGTTCTCGCATTATTGATATATGGGATCAGCTTGCCGATTTCCACAAGCTGCATATCTGTAGTTGTTTTCATCGTACCAGCCCCCATTCCGCAAATTTCTCAAAACCGCCGATGGATTTGATGTATTCCCTCGCGGTCTCCACGATGTCACTATAGGGAATGCCGTCAATCGTCTCATCGCCGATGGCACAGCAGACCTCCACGGGGATTCCCGTTTCCTGCGCCTGCAGCCATGCGTAAATGTTCACGCTCACATCGGCCTTGGAGAGATCCTTGCCGTGCAGGCCGCCGCCCGTGACGGAGTCCGCCATATCAGAGCCGAGTTTCCGGTTGGTAGCACCGCTGTCCACATCCGTGCCGCCTGTCCAGTCACCGAGCGGATTGACCTCCGCTGCCGGATACACTTCCTTAATGTGCCTGGTGTCGGCGTTGCTCTGGCAGATGATAAGCCTTGCCTGGTCAAGAATGTACTTTCCGTCATGTGGAAATGTGTTATACATTTTCGATGCAATCTGAGCCAGTACTTTCTGCTCCTCTGTGACGGGCGCACCTTTGAAGATGCCGTTGTCCCCGCACCGGATCATGCCCTCCTGGTTATCGGAGAGATGTACATCCTGCGGAACTTCTACATAATCGGTATGCAGGTTTCCGGCGATCCTTTTGACAATGGCATCCGCTGCCGCCTGTCCGATCTCCACGGATGTCTCCGCAATGATGTGGCATACACCGTGTCCGATCAGGACTTCCACGGCGATCCTCGGATTTTCTTCTTTTTCGTAGGCAAGGTCTACAAGCGCCCCGGCAATGCGATCTGCGATTTTATCCGGGTGCGAAGGGTTCACTTTCTCGAACATAAAATCCTCACTTTCTGTTCCGTGCGCGGAGCAGTCTTTCCATCACATCGTCCTGCGGGGAAGAGCCGTCATACTCCACGGAACAGTTCTCCCGGACGATCTGGTAAATCTGAAACCAGTCCGCATTGACCTGTTTTTTGTAATCACGGCTCATGGACACGTAAGGGGACGCTATGGCGTTTCCCGTTGTGGGATGTTTTGCCAGGTATCCGAACTCGGAGATAGCCTCCTCGCACTGGATCCATCTGGCCACGCTCATTGCGTACTGCTCGATAAGCTGGTTGTTTACTAACATTTCACAGCCCCGCGCCTTGAGCCATTTGTATGTTTCTCTGAAGATTTCTTCTGCGACAAGAGTGCTGCCGTTTTTCTGTGTTGCTTTGAGATAATCCCTGACAGGCGGGATGTCCTCGCCTGCGATGTCTGTGGGTTCTGGGAAATCATCCGGCATGACAAGTGTTCCCCTGGCAGTGCCGTCATTGATCTTATCCACCAGGGGTTTCCTTTTCGGACCCGTTCCCGGTCTGGGACCGCCCCTGTTTGTTCCGTCTTTCGCCACGCCGGCACCTCCTTCCCTGTGGCCGGGGTTAATACCCCGTTTGAATAGCGATTTTCGCGCACGGTACCCCGCGCCGTTGCCCGGGACCTAAAGCGGTAGAGATTTGACCCGCCCTGGGCCTACCGCCTGATCTGCCGGTCACCCATCTCAAGGTGTATCTTCGTATGGCATGACTGGCACAAACTCATCAGATTTGCCGGATCATGCGTTCCTCCCTGAGATATCGGCAGGATATGATGCACTTCCTCCACGGGTGTCATGATTCAGTTGGCAAAGCACCTCTCACAATAAGGGTGTTCACGGACGTACCTGTTACGAATGCGCTGCCATGCTCTGCCGTACTTTTTGTTGGTCTCGGGACTTCGCTCGTGCCTGTTGTACTGCTGGTCGGTCAGCTTCCTGTGTTCCTCGCAGTACTGTCCGCCCTCCACAGCAAGCCGTGGACAGCCCGGGTATGCACAGCCCCGTCTCGGACGCCTTGGCATATAACCACCTCCGTTTCCGGGCATGAGAAAAGCCCCGTCGGGATCACTCCCTCCGAGGCTCGTTCGTCTTACTCTATTTTGCTATTATAACTATACCATAAGGCAAGGCTGTCATACACCGGCATTTACTGCCAAACACTGCCAACTTTTAATCCGGCATAGGAAAATGTGCCAGTGCGCTGCCGTGGATGCGGAACACCGTCCTTTCCGACACATTCATCATGTGTTCGATCTCCTCCCACGTGCAGTTGTCAATGTACCGATAGCGAAGTACCATCTGTTCCTCATAACTTTCAAGCATATCGATACGGGAGTTGATCTCGTCACGCAGGGCAATGAGATGTGCCACCTTCTTCTCCACGTCCCTCTGTATTTCATCGATCTTCATAATGCACTTTACAAAAGGCGCTTCTGTGGGACGGTTGGGATTATTGTGTTCCTCAAAATTGCATCCTGCCACGCTGGTCTCCAGATCCCGCCAGTAATCGATCTCACGGAGACGGCAGTTAATAAGTGCGTCCAGGTGCTTGGCCTGATTTAAGTATTCCTTTGGTGTCATGCTTCTACCTCCTGAATTAAGGAGCGTATGAGCGTTTCACCGTCAATACTGGTCAGTACCGTGAACCACTGCGACCGGAAGAATCTCTCCACTTCGTCCTTGTCGGCAAGCGCCGATTTGTTTTTCGGATTTGCCTTCAGAGCCTTCAGTGCCAGCCTGTAGTCCTTTACTGCCTGGAGAATGATGGCATTTGCCAGATCCTCATAATTTTTGATGTCGCTCATATGCGATACCTCCTGATTTCGTGATAGGCATCGGTGCATAGAAGCGTTGTTTCGTTGTTTCAGTGCAGGGAGCGGCTTATCGCCGTTCGCACCTCATCCACGGAACGTACCACCAGGGCAGTGCCGCCCGCGGCGAGGATTTTTCTGATAACGGCCTCCTGCAGTTTCGTAGGCTTGCCTTTTTCGGTCTTGACCTCGAATCCGTAGAAATGACCGTTAATGCAGGCAATGATATCGGGAATGCCCGCCGTCCCGTACATACCGCCATGCTCTTTCCAGCAGAAGCACCCCGGCACGGTCTTAAGGTACTTCATAATCGCTTTTACAATGTCCGCTTCTTTCATCTGTTCCAAAAACCTCCGTATTTTCAACACTTGGAACACATGGAACACGAGAAATCCCATTTTCATATATTTTTTGTGGCGAAAAATTAAGGTATATAAAAAATGTGTTTTATATATGGGTAGATAGGATTTTGGTGTTCCAACGTGTTCTCGTGTTCCGAAGATGCTCGTGGAAAGGCCGCCGGGATTCATCATCCCAGCACCTCTCCGAGCCTTATCCCCATTAAAATGCGCCTTTTCGCCATACGGTCGATGTCCCTCGTCACATCAGGGAACGCCGCCGTGATCTGCTGCACGAAGTTCTTCTGAGAGTACGGTTTCAGCCCGCATTCCTCGCAGTACCCCTTATATGCATTGAACAGTTCCGTGGACCCAGCGCTATACTCAGCGTCCAGTTCGCAGTAGTCCTTCACGAACGACAGCACGGAGTCCGACTCCTCGCGGTACTGCTGAAGCTCGTCCGCGTTGACCTGCGTCTCGGAGAACACATAGTGATTGTTCATCAGCCTGCGCAGCCCTTCCAAAGCGAACAGGAAAATGCCGTCCGCCTCCATGCGGAACTTCTCCAACAGTTCGGGATCGCGCTTGTCCTGCGGCACGGTGTGATTGAACCGTATGATAATGAGCCTGCGGTAAAAGCCCTCCGACCTGTCTCCGTAGTTCTTCGGTATGCTGTTGCAGGAGAACAGGAGCCTTGCGCTCGACTGGAACGAGAACGGATTCTTGTTCTTTTTCTCTACGGTCAGATAGTCCTCGCCAACAAGCGCCTTGAAGATGCCGTTATCGTCAATGTTCTTCGTGGGCAGGTCGGCGAAGATGTTAGCCAGCTTGCCGAAAAGCTCCGCCGTCTTGAAACGCTCGTTCAGAGCCTGCCACGATACGTTCGACACGTTCTGCTTGCCGAGAAGCACATCGTTCAGCACCCGCAGCAGCACCGACTTTCCGGCTGACGCCACGCCAACAATGACAAAGCATTTCTGCGCCGAATTGACAGGGATGAGGAAGTATCCGAGCATCTCCTGAATCAGACCGACCTGCGCCATATCGCCGCCCATCGACTCCGCAAGGAACTTCTTAAACAGCGGGCAGTCAGCCTTTTTGTCGTAGGTCACGTTCAGCTGCACCGTAGAGTAATAATCCGGCGTGTGTTCTGTCAGCGTATCCTCCAGCACGTTGTATAAGCCGTTACGGACATTGATGATATAGGGATTTGCGTTTAGTTC